CCATTTTCTTTATTAAGTGCTGCATAATTTACATTATTAAATTTATTACTAGGTCTAGTAGTTGTTGTTTTTAAGTTGAACTGAGTGTTGACGTATTCACCGTCAACGGCGTGGAAATATTCACTGAAGGTTTCATTGTGTATACGTAATCCACTTCGCTCGATAGCGTTGAATACCACGGATACTCTACTGTTAAAGAATTCATCATATTTTGTTTTTTCTATGTTAATATTTGCTTTTAGATCTTTAAAAATGTTCTCACACAATTCATAATGTTTAACAATTGGTATAATTAAATTTAACTCCGGATTATCTTTATGTTGCCTATAATATAAATCATGTGTTTGTGTTGTAGGTCGTATATACGTATGAGGGGGTGGTGTTATGTCATAAAGAGTTTTGTTTGGAAAATAATGTAATGTTTCCTTTTTATCACGACAATACAACACTTCAAACTTATCTATCAATTCGTTTACACGCGTATTTAAAGCATTTAAAGATTCACTATGCGTAACACATACCATAAAGCCTTTACTTGCATTAATCGGTCTAATATACACTAAACTCACATGGTTTTGTACGGGGTGTATTGTGTCATTATAAGGTATTACCTCAATAAAAGCCTTTTTATAACCACTATTTATTAAAACATTTAACTGTTCCTCGTTTTCTACAAGCCAGTACATATAACCATTTTTGGTCAATATAAGAAATTATTTAGTAACTTCCAAATGATCCTCTACTTGTTGTTGGGGATATATTATTGCTAGACCCTGTTGTATTTAAACTAATAAGATCTAGGGAATTATGGAATTGAGGAGTATGAGTTGCTCCTACCATTGCTCCTTTGGTAGGATGAATATGATATTTTCCTTTATACGGCAGACCAGTAGTAGAAACTACATATTCAGTTCCATCAGTTTCTAGGTTATCTTGTATTCCTACTACTTTATAATATTGAGAATAATTATTTTTATACCTATCTACTAATCCTTGTATTTTAAAAGCTTTTTCTTTAAGTTCTAAAGTTTTATAATTAAGGGTTGCAACTGCTTTTCTATCTTTTCCCGTAAGTATCCAAGGGAATGTTATAGGAATATAAAGTTGGAATTGTACAATTGGAGATCTATCTTTAAATAAAATATATTCTTTTTTTGATATTTCAATGTATAAATTATTGTTTGATTTTTTAACTATATATCTTTGTATTTCTCCAAAATCATAATCTTCTTTTGTTGGTTTACAAGCAGTTTGTAAGGGTCTTCTTGGAACTTTACTGTAAGCCGTTGTTATAGGATTTGATATTAAGTAACCCATAGGTAAAGAAAAATAATTAGATTCTTCTGTTGCCTTCTCTACTTCAGGAATATAAAAATCTTCTGCACCCGGGTCAGAAAAAGTAGCATCATTACCCAACCCCTCAGCGGTACCACTTACTAATTCTAATTCTGTGTTAGGGAGATCATTTGGATATTTCCCTGTAAAATATTGATTTGTAGAAGTTTTAAAGTAATATCCCCTATAAGCAGATTTAGTTATTTTTTCAACTAATTCATCTCCATTAGTAAATTGACTGGGTTTTATTTGTGATTTTGGATAGTACATTAACCTAATTTTTTTAACATTGCTACTAGATTAGGGTCAGGATATGTATCACCTTTACTATAATTACTTCCATGAGTATAAATCCCAGGGATACTAAATTTTCCTTTTGCTGTAGGCCTTTTAGGGTTTTTTGGAGTTTTTGCAGGAAACATTGCTGGTCCATTATATTTTAAGTTAACTGCTGGGTGGCGTTGTTTTATACCTTTAAGTAAAGATTCTAATGCTTGTATTTGTTTTGTTGAATGTTTATGATAATATTGGTATCCTTTAAATCCTCTACCAGAGCCAAAATCATATACATAATCATCCGGTGTACCAGTTGTAACGGGTGTATCTCCCAATTCATATCCCTTTCCACCATATTTTGCTATTTTTGAAGGAATAAGATAACTATTACCCTTTCGGTAGTAACCATTACCCTTTTTATTAAAATATCCTAGGTTTTGTAATTCTATACCAATACTTCCTTTATCATTATCACCTACACTACAATGGTTAGACCAATAATCTTCATGGAATACATTTTCTATAAAACCTCCCATTGTGATAAAATAATGAACACCTAAAGGAAAACTTACATCACCATTAACCATACCTTTAACTGAACCCTTAGCATTATCCCCACGAGACCACCCTGCTGTAAAATGAACTACTACAGCTCTTTTAGTAGTTTTTTCTGGGAAATATATTAATTCATCAGTTATACCATTAGTTAACCTTTTTATTTTTTTAGCATGTCTTGCTTGCCATGGGATTTCTTGTCCTTTTTTAGGTCCAGATCTATAGATAGCTTTTTCAGTTCGTATTAAAGAATAACCACTAGTTATTGTTTTAAGTAAACTACTACTTGGGTCAGTAATTTCTGGGTTATATACAACATCAGTTCCAACATAGTTAGAATCACCATCCGTACTAAAACTTTGTTCTTGGGGTGCAGGTGGTGGAGATGGGATTGCAGCTTGTTTGTTCATTTCTGGAATTGATAAAGTATTAATTTGTGTTGTCCATCCACTACTATCTATTTTATGGCTTAATCCTTTAACTAAAAAACTTAAGGTTTCACCATAATTTTTAGGTAAAAAACTTTGATTAATTTTTATTTTTTGAAAGTGTTTTAAACCTGAAAGACCATCTGCTGTTAGAGAAAAATCTAAAGGAATAAAGCCTATACTATTACTAACTATTCCACTATTTACATATTGGGATTCCTGTTCCGAAACTATATAAGATTCGTAAGCAGATTTTCCAATTTTATAAAATTTAGCATTTGAGGGCATAGGAAAATATCTCATTTTAGATGAATCTACATTTACTGCCCCATACTTTCCTCCAAATAAAATCATCATATATGTAGCTAAATTACTAGAAGCATAAGATAATTCTTCTTTAGTACGTTTTGCTTCTACATCATCTAATGCTAATCTAGCTGTTCTTTCTTCAGTAGTTATCATCCCATCACCATTTAAATCAGCTTCAGCATCATATCCTTCCTCAACACTTAAAGTTATTCCTTTATCTGACACTGCATTTTGTTCTTCACCACTAGTAACAGTGGTGGAAACACCAAATAAAACATCAAATTCTGCCTGTAAAGCAATATTAAATAATCTTTTTAACTCACCAGAGTTAGCACTTGAACCAGCTCCTAATATATTACTTACTGTTTTACCTTCTATTAGTATTGACCTTAATTCTGCCATCTTTTCACCTGCTCTTGGATGTAGTGATGTATATGTTTTTCCCAATTTTGTATTTGCACCAACACCAATAATACTTTCCGGTGTTCTGTCTACTGATAGAACCTTACCTGCGGTATCTACAGTAACTACTATACCAAATTCTTCATTACTCATAAAACCGGTATTTAATTTAAATCTAAAAGGACCAGTCTCATAAGGAATTATAAATTTATAAGGGAAAGTTTCAGCTGTTTCATAGGCAACACCACCCGATGTCTTATATCTATTATTAGTACCTGTATATTTAGTCATAGTAGAAGAAGTAGATTCACCAGTTTCTTCATTCGTAGTTGTAGTTGTAGTTACCCCAGCCACTTCAACAACTTCAGTAGTTACAGCTGTTACTGCTGTTTCATCATCAGTAGTTACATCTTTTTGGAATCTATCTACTAATCCTTTATTCCAATTTTTTAACCCTGTTGAACTTTCAGTTAAAGAAGTCCCAGTTGAAGTTGCTCCTATAGCAATTTGATTAGCTAATTTTGGAGTTATTTTAGTATTAAACTTAACTTCTTGAAGAAAAGAACCTTTTTTAACTTTAGATCTGTTATCAAACCCCATAACCTCAAATGTTGCAGTTTCTCGTGTAGAAATACCTAACTTATCGGCATAAGATTTTAAATTAGGAGTAGCGTTTCTATCTATAAAAGTAATTGTTTTATCTTCCTTTATAAGAGGTTCTAATTTAGGAGAATTCATAAAACTCTCATTAATTCCGTCACATATTTTTTGAAAAAATTTAAATATACTAATATTTCCTTGTTTATCAGTATTAGATTTTAAAGCATCAAATATAAAGTTAAAATTTATAAATAAATTATATATCTTATAATAAGTAAAATAAGTTTTAAAATCCTCCCTTTCTGATGCTTTGCCCGATTCTATAGAAGTAAAACTTCTTTTCATATTAGTAGCCCATTTAGGTTTGTGGCAATAACTACCATAATAATCATAATAAAGAGCCCAATGGGGGAGCATATTAGTAATGCATATTCTAGGATCATTAGGGAATAAAAGTGGTTTACAATGGAATATTGTTTTTTCTTCGTCTATATCAAACGTTATTTGTTTAGATTTATTTAAATTAGGAACTATTAAGGTTTCAACTAATCTTACTAATTCTCCAAAAGTAACATAGTATCTATAATCTCCATCTATTTTATCGTATGGATAGCTAACATTAGTTTGTGTTCCTACTACAGTTGCTGCTGCTTTAGCACCTAATGAAATATCAAAATAAGGGCTTGACTTACTATTAAAAAAAGATTCATTTCCAACATTAACTAACGTTGAAAATAAATAATTTGAAATCTTATCGTTTCCAGCCCCCGCAACTAAAGAAGAATCTTCTTTTAAAGTTGAGTCTAAATTTTTAGTTATTTGATATATTCTTTTTTTATCTTCTTCTGTAGCAGGAGCGTTTGCTCTTAAAGATTCTACAACATCTCCTAAACTAATTAAATCTATAGTAATGTCATATGAACCATCTTTTGAAAAACCCCAGCTAAAATTTTTAACTTTACCACAAAAACCATCATAATTTCCATTATATGTTTCTCTATATCCTTGAATCTTTTTTAAAGCAGCACTATGGGTTTTAATATCATCAGAAAACCAACTATCTTCTAAAAAAGTATTTCCTATATCTTCTATAAAACCATCATTTATATCTATTACACCATCATTATTTAAATCAAAATCTTTAGAAGGTACAAATCTTTTATCCCACCCCCATTCTAATAACATAGTATATCCTAATCTAAGATATAGTAATTCAATTAATTCAAATTGAAATCTATTATATGCTGTAATTTTTATTTTAGCAGTTTGGATAGAACCGTTGTTTTTGGTTGTAACATTTAAATTAGATATACCTGGCATTGGGACTATTCCCTGATTTTCAGAGCCCCCAAAACCATAAGCATTATTATTAATTAAGGTATTATTTAAATTAACTCCTGATCTTGAGTTTATTGTTGTGGTTGTTCCGCCACTTTTTAGTTTTTTATCTCGTGTAAAAGAAAGACCATTAAATAACACAGCAGTTTTAGCTAAAGTGTTACCTGACATGCTACTATCTAATCCATCAGGAAGTCTAAAAATTCCTTTTTTATTGATTGTAATAGAAGATGCTAATTTTATCCAAGCCGTTCTATTATTCAAATAATTTTGCATTTCTGGGCCCCTAGTAGATGAAAGCCCAGAACCAAATATCTGTTGTCTATTATCAATTTCATTCTTTACAAACCCATCAACTGGTGATCCAATTATATTTCCTGTCATATTAAAGTTGGTTTAATTGTGTATAGGATGCTAGTATCCCCCCTAAATTTGAAGGTATTCTAATTTGTTGTCCTATAGGAGGAATCATTGAATTTTGTTGTAAAGAAGGGTTTGCTATTGATATAACCCACCAATATGAAGAGCTTCCATAGTATTGTTGAGAGAGTATGTCAAACCTATCACCTTCAGTTGTAATAACGTAAGTATCATCAAAACTAGGAGGAATATCTGGGTATTTAGTGTTCCCTATAGTATTAATTTGTCTGTTTATGTTATATCTATTTTTCATTTATTTTATTAAAAAGGAAATGTTTGGAATTCCTCTACTGCTCCAATGACTGCTGCTTGATCTTCATCAAATCCTGCTTTAAAATCTTCTGAAACATTTTTAGGAAGATAATTTGGATTTCTATCAATTAAATTTCCTGAAGGGAATTCTCCATAAGATTGACCATTAGGGCCTAAATTTATATATTGTTGTTTACCATAAGCATCAACATAATCTCCTCCTATACCTTTATATTCACCTTCTTTATAGTTATTTTTCTGTATTTGTGGTACAAAATTATGTATAGGTTTAAAATTAAACCCACTTACATCTATTCTATGTGGTACTTGTTTCACTCCCCTATCTTCATTATTTTTACCATCTTCAGTTAAGGCAATTTCCCATGGAGAATCATCAGGAACCGAAAGGCTTATTCCAGTCATAATTCCTACTTGTTCATTGAACCAATCACCTACAGTTAATGTAATTAAATTTCCTCGCATATACCCGGAAGTTCCAGAATAATCTGGAGCGCAAGCAGAAGCAAGATAGTTGAGTTTTTGATACATAGGTATTAATTCTTCTCTAGATTGAGCTACTACTGTCCACCCAAAACTTACGTCTCTAGAAAAACCACCATATCTATAAAATTCTTCACCTCTACCTACATATTTAATTGAGGACCAATCTGCTTTATAATTATCTTCTAATCCTTTAATATAAGCTCTAAAATGAATATAAGTTTTATTTCTAGGATCATCATTATCAATTATTCCAATTCTAAAAGGAATTAAATCATCTAATATAGGGTCGTTTTTTGCAGTTAAATCTGTATAAAGAGGGAAAGCATTTATTTGATCTAAAGCCCCTTGCTTAATATTTCCAACTTTTTTCCCATTTTGGTAACTAGATAAATTTCCTATTTTTCCAGGGCTTCCTAAATTAACACGTTTTTCAATATTACTGCTAACATAATTACGTGGTAAAACAGGAAGAATAGAATAATCTTTTTTTGCAGGTGGAGTTAATAACTCGCTTCTAAAATCTTCTTTAGTTTCTCCCTTATTAACATTCGATTGATTTGCGATTTGTTGGTAACTAAAAGCACTAGCATTGTAGGATTGGCCTAAAGTAGTATTTAATAGATTAAAAGCTTCGTCAGTATAAGTTGCTCTTTTTATATTAGTTTTGCCTACCCCTAAAATAGAACCAGGACCTCCACTATATGAAGTAACATTTATATTACTAGTTCCTAATATAGTTGAAGAACCAGACATAAAACTAATTAATCTATTAGTTGAATTATCAGTTATTTCAGTAAGATTTTTACTATAACTAGGTTGCCCAAATAAAGATTTATTAGTTGTTTGGATTATCGGTAAAATACCTTGTTTATATAAGTGTCCTCCTATAGCATTTAAACCTGCTTGAGCTATAGTAGATGTAGGAAGATACATACCATCATTAAAGATAAAAGGACTAGCTTGAGTACGAACTGCTTGTCTAGATAGCATTAACTGTTTAGCTGTAAAGAAAACCCCAGTTAAAGATTTAGTGTTAGTAAACATTTTGGTTAGTCGAGATACATCATCTATAGTTTTATTAACTATTAAAGAACCTCCCCTTAACAGAAAATCTGTACCTCCTGTTTGGCCTACTTCACTAAGAGTATCAGGAATATCTTTAACTATATAAGGTTGGTCACTACTACCTCCTCCTAATCTATCCTTTCCAAATCTTAGTGATTTAAGATCTGTGCTTAAATCTACTAACCCCATATTTTACTAATTAGGTGTATTATCGGAATATTTAGATGGTGTTTCACCATTTAATCCTAAAATTGAATCTACGGTTTGAAGATCTGCTTCTTGTTTTGATGGTGTAGCTCCATTTTCTCTTGAAAAAATTGAACCTACTTGTTGTAATTTGCTTATAATGCTCATAATTATTGATTTTATTATAAATATTGGGTTAAGTTGAAATTTCATAAGTATTCATAGCTACTGCTGTACCTACCTCTTCGGAATCCATTTGTACAGTACCTTGTTTAGAAAGTATTTGACTTAATAAAGCATTTGTTTGAGATTGTAGTGCTTCTAACTTTTGCATAGATGGGCTTTTACCACTACTTTGTGCATTTGCTAATGCCGCAGATGCCCCAGGGGCTGCTACAATATCATCATTTGGAGATAAATTAAATAACCCTCCTTCTTTTGTAGAAACTTGTGTCATACCACTTGCAGGTGAGTTAAGATCTCCTACTGATTCGCCTTTTCCTAATAAACTTTTACCAAGAGCAAATGCACCTAGACCTGCCGCTACTGCTAATACAGCTCCTATTACCGGTATTTTTGCAACTGAATTTGCTGCCTCTATAGCTAAGGTAGCTATTTGTTTACCAATTCCCTTGCCTTTTAAAGCTATTCCTCTTTTTTCTAATAATAATGATACTTTTTGATATGCCTGATATGTTTTGTATATAGCAACTGCCGCTAACATATATTCTAAATTTCTAGAAGCAAGGGTAGCTAACTCAGTCATTTTTTCTACTACAGGTAAAAGATTTTTACCTGCCGCCATAAAAGCTTCATTTGTTTTTTCAGAAGCTAATTTTATTTTTTCTGCTTCAGAAGCTTGAGCTATAAGTCCGTTAAAACCATCCTTTTCTAATTCCAGTTGAGCTTGTTTTACTCCTACTTCTTCAATTCTTTTATCTAATGCTTCTTGTGCCTTTGTGGCTTCATCTTCTGTTAATCCTTGTAGTTGTTCTTGGGTATACAACATATTAGCTAATTCTTCTCTACCCATTCCAACAGCAGCTGCTAGTGCTTGTTGTTCTATTCTACCTAGTTTTCCAAAATCAGCGGCATTTCCTGCTTGTTTAGCAATTTCTTCTGCTACAGTAGCCATATCATTATTTAATGCAGCTGTTCTTGCCTTTTCTAAATTAAGATCTTTACCTAATAATAGCTCAGCTTGCATTTCATTTTCAATGGATGATTCAAAATCAAGTAAACTATCAGCTATACCTTCTATTTTAGACATTTCCATACCCAAAGCTTTAGCTGTTGCTACAGCATTTGCTATTGCCTTAGGATTTTTACCTAATGATAAGGTTGTAGCTGCTGATACTTTAGATATATCAGCCATTAGTTTCTTTTCATTTAGTAGTACTCCTTGTTTTAAAGAAGCAGATTTAGCTTGAGCTAAAAATTCTCCTGTCATCTTTTTCATATCTTTACCTGTGGCAAAAGATAGTTTACCTATACCCATCATTTCTTCTTGGGTCATTCCTGCTACCTTTTCTAATTGGGAAAAAGTAGCTAAGGTTTTAGCACTTATCATTGTAGAAGTACCCAATTCAGCATTAATAGCTTTTAGGGCATGTTTTTGTCCTTCATAAGTAACTCCTAATTCTTTAGAGCTTTGAGAAGTTGATATCATTTCTGCAGATAGTTTACCTGCTTCTTTAGTACTTATATTTAAACCTTTAGCTATCTCCCCAGCAGATTTATCTGCTGCCATCATACCCTGAAATACTTTTGCCAGAATAGCTATAGGTCCAAAAGCTTTTAATAATTCATTTGCTCCAGCTGCTGCTCCTTTAAAACCAACAGATAACGATTCTCCCATACTAAGAGAAGCATCTTCTCCAGCTTCTAGTTTTTTCTGTAATACATCAGCTCCTATCTTTTTAGAGGCCTCTGCTGCTTTGTCAAATCCTTTAGTTAAACCACCAACACCAGGAATAGCTTTAGCTATGTCCGAAAGAGACCCAAATAATTTGTTACTACCTAAACTATTAAGTTCATCAGCAGCTGATACTTGTTGGTCTAATAATTTTTTATTTTCTTTTTGATTTGTAGCTTGACCTTGTAGTGCTTTTTCAGACTTAAGAGAAAGATCTATTTGTTGCTGGGCTTTTTTAATGTCTTTCTCCGACATTTTAGACATATTAGCTTGAAGATCTTTTTGAGCCATTAGTCTTTTTTTAGTTAAATCATCAGCATTTGCTGTTAATTTACTAATATTTTTTTGGAAAGTTATTTGCTTTTCTCTAAGTGCATTAGAGTCCATTAAAGCTTTAGATCCTGCTTTAGCAAAGTCAACTTGATTTTCAGCTAAACTATTAGCTTCTTTTAAAGCTTTTAGAGTTGATGAACGTAAATCTTTTTCACCTGTTAATAGTTTAAGGGAATCACGAATTTCACTATTAATATCTCTTGTATATCTGAGATTTTCTTGGGTTTCGTTTTTTAAATCCCTTGTTGCTTCGGCTTGTTTTTTTATTTCGTCGGATCCAGACATTTAAAGAGTATTTTATTATAAATATTAAAAAAAGCAACTATTTGTAGCTGCTTTTTCCTTTATATGGCTGAGATGCTTTAGCAAATGCTGGGGTATTAATCTTACCATCTTTTCCTATTAATGTTTTTTCACCTGTAACTTCTGGTGGTTGTGATGCTGAATTGTTAAAGTCTCTAATTTCTTTGTAAATATATTTTCTTAACCAGATTGGTATATTATATACTGTGTTGAAATCATAACCACCATTACCATGATAAATAATTTGATGTATGTGGTTAAATAAATTTAATCTAGCTTGTTGTGCTCCATTAGGCGTCAGGCCAAAAAAAGTTTAGCCCCAAAGGAACTTCAACCTCCTCTCCACTGTCTAAAATAATAGACATATCAACATCGGGTTGATTATTTTTTAAATATTCACGAAAAGCTCTAGAATCTCTTGCAAGCATATACCCATCAACAAATTCTCTAATAGATTTAGAATCTTCGTCTCCATTAACTGAGGTTATTATATGTTTTAATCTTGTTGTTAGTTCAGGCACATTATCTTTTTGAATTTTCTGTAATCCCTTTAACTCAGAATCTATTTTATCATTATCATGACCATTTAGTAATTTATAAGTAATTTTAGTATTACTATGAGGTAAGGTATAAGCAAGTTCATTTTTTCCTTCAATTAATAATGAAGAATCAAATGGTTTATTTTCTAATTCAGTTAAATCTATATCAATTGTTTCTCCTTTAAATATAACGTTATATTTTTTACCATACCCTAAAATACGTGTAGCAATTAATAAAGCATTTTTATCTCCTATAAGTAAATCTTTTAATTTTATAGATTTATTTATAACAACAGATTCAAGTAATTTATCTAAGACAGTTCCTTTTTGGATATAAGATTGATTAGTTAAAATATCTTCTTCCTTAGCTGTCATATATTTGATTTCTACTTTACCACTAGATAAAGGATTGTCTTTAGGATATAATAATCCTTTGGAGGGTAAGTCTACTTCTTCAGTTGGGAATTTAAATTCACTCATAATCTTTATTTAATTAAAACATTTTTATCGTTGATACATATTAATATAAAAAAAAGCTTGACCGAAGCCAAGCTATTCTTTGAAATATTTTTAAACTTTTTTAGAAGTTTAATATACAATAATCGGGTTGTACTGTGAATGTTAATTCTTGAGCAGCATCAGCATCTTCCCACGAATAATCTCCAAATGAAGCATCTGTTATCATTGCTCCTTTAATTACCCACTCAGAAACTATATCACCTACAGGACCTAACACATTAAATGTTAAATCTTTTTTATAGAAATCAGAATACCCATCTCTACCTGTTACTGATTCGTGATGTAATCTTACCCATTCCATTACAGCTTGGGCTCCTGATGGAGTAATTGGATCAAATAATGTAAATGAAATTGTATTCCATATAGTTTTACCTTTTACGTAACGTTGTACGTTTATATGGTTAAGTGCTACACTACCTTGAGTTAATGATACAGCCCCAACACCTTTTACCATATACGATGGAAATCCATCTATATACATAATAAATCTGTTCTTTTGTTTTGGCTCAAAAGCTGTAAAAAATATTTCGTTTGGATCTAATATTGCCATTTTATTTTCTTATTTTATTATAAATATTTATCTTTTTAGTTTTTATGCTGGAAATGTTGCTCCAGTTGGTAGTACATTGAAATCTAATATAATAAATTCAGCTGTTTTAGTTGGTTGTAAATATATTTGACCAATTAATTGATTTCTATCAATAACATCTGGTGTATTATTTGTATCATCCATTACTACTTTAAAGGCATATAATCCTTGTCTTTGTTGTACTGATTCTAGATATGGGTTAACTTGTGTTAAAAAGTTATTTCTAGTAGCAATTGTATTTTGTTCAAATACTAAAGCATCTGATACTTGTACAATATAGCTTTTAAGAGCTATTAACAATCTTCTTACATTTACACGATCTAAAGCACTTGCTTTTTTCTGTAAAGTTTTCTGACCAAATACTACAACTCCACTTTGTGGGAAAGTAGCAATAGGGTTAATATTTGCTTCATATAAACTATCTCTATTTCCAGAAGTTAGTTTTCTTTCGGCTCTAACTACTTGACCTAATCCACCTCTAGTTAAACCTGCTGGTGCGAACCATGGGTCTGAAGATGCATCTGTAAAGGCATATACTCCTGAAATTAATGTAGAAGCTGGTGCCCATATTGTTCTTCCTGAATCTGGGTCTACTAATTGTAACCAAGGCCAGTATGTTGCTGAATATGAACTATCAAATGCGCTTACTTGTCCTACTACTCCTCCAATTGTTGAACCATAAGCTCTTAAATCAATAACTGATAAGCAATCTTGACGAGATTCAGCAGTTGTTACAAGTAAATTAACTTGTGATGGGTGTAATTGGTGTATTAAACCTGGTGCTGTTAACACATTAAACTGATAATCATCTTTATTAGTTAATAAATTAATAGATGCAGTATAATCTAAAGCACTAATACCTTGTACATTGCTCGTTGATATGTTTTCATTAAATTGAGCCGGAGCTGTACCTGGAAATAATGATCCTATAGCTGACCCAAATGAACCTGAACTTATTACAGGTAAACTTCCTGTAAATTGAGATTTTGCATTTCCAGCATTATCAAAATATTGTGGAGTTGGTGCGTTAACATTAGAAACATAAATATATCTACTTCTATTAACATATGAACCTTGCTGTTGAATATAATAATCTCCAGCATCATTTTCTATATTACCATAATAGCTATTACCTATTACACTTTCAATATAATTTGTAGCTAATGGGTCTAAAGACATATTATTAAATACCTCTAAGACTGATTTTTGGTTATTAGTATCATCTCCTCTACGTACTGCTAAACTAAATACTCCAGATGAAGTATTAACTGCTGTTACTTCCCATCTAATATTATCTTGGGAACCATTTGATAAGGCACCTCCTGAAATTTCTGATCCTGAACTATTCATTATAGCTCCTTCAGAAATTGTACTTAAAGTAAATGGAACTTGATTAATTATGTCTTGGGCTCTAAGAGTAAAGACTATATCAGTACCATTTCCTTTATTAGAACTTAAAGATTGTGAAGAAAATGTTACGGTATCATTAACTGCATATCCTGTACCTCCTCCAAAACTAAAATCTCCTATACTTTGAGATGTAGTAAATGATGCAGTTATTGATATACCTGTTCCTGTTCCACTAGTACTTGTTGCTAAAACTGATTGTACCCCTGAAGGACCATTACCTACACTTGAAGTAATATTAAATCCTCCACCTGCTGGTAAATTATTAAATGAAAAAGAACCTGTAAGACTAGATCTTTCTACTACACCAGTTTCTCTGGGATTAAATAAATTATTAGACGCAGCGCTAGTAAAAGAACCAGATGTTACTCTAGTTACTAATAAAGTTGAACCACCTTGTCTAAAGTAGTTATTAGCTGCTATTTGGTTTAAATAAGAATATTGTTGAGATCCACTTGTTACGGATCCACCAAATACTGCTAAATATTCGCTATATGAAGTAACTATAGTTGGTACTTCAACAGGGCCTTTAATAGTAGGTCCAATTATTGCTGCTCCTACTTCTACTGGGCCTTGAGTAACTTGAGATGAATCATTCTCTCTTGCTAGTACTCCGGGAGATATTAATGTTTCTGCCATTGTTGTATATTAATTAGTATTATGTTTTATTATAAATATTAAATATTTTTTCAAAAAATTAATTTACTTTTGTAAATTCTCCACTTTCTAAATCGATGTTTCCATCTCCATACTTATCTTGAAGCTCTTTTCCTATTTTATTACGACCACCTTGAATTTCTTGTAATTGTGAAAATAATGTGGTTTTTTGAGCCTCTATTTGTCCCAAAGAAAATATTAATTCATTTCCTTTATCTTGTAATTTTTTTAATTCCTGCAACTCACTTTCAGATAACTTGATTTTACTCATTTTTTGATTATTTTAATTATTATAATTATAAATATGGTTAAATTTATTAAAATTATCTAATTCTACCATCACTATTAGGATTTTGGAAATTTGTTGGGCTTGTTATATCATCTATGTTAGATACAACTTCAGATGTAATACTTACCTTAGCTTTTGAATTATATTTTTTAATAGAATTTAAGTCTTTTTGAATAATATCAGGAATAAGATATCCTCTTAAATTAATATTAAAAGTACCTTTTACTAGTCTATCTTTATTAAGTGTTAATTCAGTAGCAGTAGTAAAACTATCAACACTAGCCTTAAATTTAAAACGTTCAGGATTACCCCAATAAGAGTCTGAGGCATATTCTACTGCTTCAATAACTCTATTTAATTGCTCCATATAATACGTTTGAATAATACAACTATATGATAAATTTACAAAATCGGGAACGGCAATGGTTTCAAATTGTTTTACTGGTTTTTTGTTGTTTAGTAAATTAAAATTAGAATACATATTTTTTGGATTAAATCCTTGCCCAAAAGTTCCATATAAATTAGGCATGTTTGAATCTAATTTATTATATGTTGATCTATCTTTTGTTATTGTATCTCTTTTTAATACTAAAATTGGTAGCATTACAGCCCCAGAATCATCTCTATAATACCCATCACGTTGAAATGATTTCCACCTTTCGGGACTACCATAGATAACAGGTACTTCTCTTCTTTCTCCATTTTGATAAACAAAAGGTTTTATTACTTGATTAAAATAATAAAAAACAGCTTCATCTAAATCTTGAATACCAATAGAAAAAGGTTTATATGTATCTCCTTTTGAAGTTAATTTAGAAGATCTATTAAAATCTATTCCAGTTTGAGATTCATTAGGATTAGCTGGGGTATTAGGATTACCTATTTCTTTGTCATAAGCTGTTTGCTGAGACATGCTAATTTCTTTTTGTGTTTTTGGATATGGTTTAAAGTTTGGCATTTAAAATCTTTCTTTATAAGGTGAAATTGCTACTTTATCTCTAGGAATGTAATAAGTTTCAAGTATTATAGATAAGTTAGTACCAAATTCTTCTAATCCTGGGTTTAGTGGGTTTGGTGTACCATCTGAATCATTATTTGGATATTCTGGGTTTTTGCCTACAAAATATTGATTTGTAATTGTTTGTTGGACTCCATAATAGTTATTTTGATACAAAACAATATCACCAACTTCAGGAACTACATTTGCATCTACTAAATCATCTCTTAAAAAAGCAAATCTAATACTTCTTTCATATTCTATACCAATAGCATCTTCAGGATAAAGTTGTGGTTGTCTTAATAATAATACATCAAATAAGAAAGGACCATTGTAAAATTTTTCTCCGGCAGCTTCACCATATATATTAGTAACCGTTTCTTCTAATTTATATTTATAAATAGCTGCTTGTTGGGTAATAATATTACCCATTAATTCACGGTTAAGATGTCGTATTAAACTAACATCTCTTTGTCTACCAAACATTGCCATATTATCCTATATAAATTGTGTACGGGACCTGTTTTAATTCCGTTTGTTTAAATTCTGCTTCTTGTGCTCTTCTTTCTAATAATGATTTACGTGATGTTTCATCTAAGTAAGACCTTAATCTTTCAATTAATGCCGTTTTTTCTGCTGTCGCAGCAGCTATTAAATCTGATTGGTTTAATGTTACTTGAGAATCTGGTATTGGAATAGTTCCGTATTTTCCTCTTACATACCCTAATACTTCTTTTGCTAATGCTAAAGTATATTCAAAAATCCATTGTCTACCTACACTATTTATTTGGTTATAATTTGGGTTAGTATATGGAGTATTTGATACATTAGTAATTACATCCCCACCTACTACTTTTGAAGAATCAACTCTATCATTTCTTTTAATATATTCGTACCAAATTTTCCCACTTCCTGAAATTGGTACAGGAAATATTCTTAATTTATTATCATGTATTTCAAAACTGTAATTAGATCTACGAATAGTATCACTCATTTCTATCTGTTGGATAACAGCTAAATCATAATTTAAGGGCATCATTAAAAAATTAATAGCAGGACTCATTCCCCCAAATCCGAAACTATCAAACATATTCATAGTACCAAATCCAGTTCCTACATAAGGGTCATAAAATTTTTGAGAAGCAGGTGCTGGTTCATAGAATACTCTTTTAATTTCTATACCTAATGTACCCGTTGTAAGGTTTTTATTTAAATCATAATCTTGTTGGTAGGCAATTGTATCTATAGAAGCACTATAATAAGGAATATTCCCACCAGTTCCAGCTTCAGCACCATACATCTCTGTTAATCTAACAATAGGTTCAAAATTAGGTGCTATTAATTCTGTATTTAAATTTGAAGAGGTGGTTAACCCCTCAAGTGATAATTGATTATCTCTAATTAAATATGAATATAATTCATTACCATAAGTAGTAGTTGCTTCTTCAAAAGCAGCATAAAAACTTATATTTTGTAATTCTACATCAACTAAAGGATATCCTAGCCTTCTAGAACAAAATATTGATACTTTATCGGCATCTGTTTGAAAATCAGTATCTGCATCGTAAAACCCAAAAGGAGTATCTCCTGGGCTAAATGAACTACTGCCGGGCCAGATAGGTATATTTGCCATAATTTATTTTGTTATAAATATTAAATTATTTTTTATTATTATAAATATAAGAACCTGATGTTGTAATTGATATACCTTTATCAATTGCTTCTTGGTAATATTCTAATAAATCTTCAACTATTTCATTTCTGTGGTTAGTAGTTAAAGTAATTGCTTCTAAATTTTTAATTTTTCTTGCCGCAGCATATAAGAATTTAAAACCAGAATCCGATTTTTTCTTTAAATCTGTTTGTTGAGCGTCACCACACACCATCATTTTACTTCTTAACCCTAAACGTGAAGTAATCATTTCCATTTGTTGGTGAGTAACATTTTGTGCTTCATCAACAATAATCATTGAATCTAAAAATGTCCTACCTCTCATAAACGATACGGGAACAATTTCTATTTTACCATCTTCAATAAGCTTTTCAACTTTAGATTTATCATATAATTGATAAAAATTTTGATAAATAGGCTGTACCCAAGGATCCATTTTTTCTCTTAAATCCCCTGGTAGAAATCCTATTTCTTCTTTTGATACTGTAGGTCTGGTTATTATGATTTTATCATATTGTCTTCGTAATAAACCATCTAGGGCAACATTACATGCAAGTAATGTTTTTCCACTACCAGCACTACCTCCTAAGAGCGTGACGGTATTATTAAGTATTGTAGATTTTGCTTCTTTTTGTTCGTCATTAAGTTGGAGTTTGAACTTAATTGGGTTTTTAGGAATTCTCTTGGGACGATATACATCATCCGTATGGTGTTTACTTGCCATAAATTCTTGAAATTAAAGGTTATGTTATCAGTGAATGTAACCGCAGTAAATACGTTAAAAAACAATAAATTATTGATATAGCTATATAATGAGATAAATATAGTTTGAATATAACGCATTTTATTATACATATAAAAAAGATAAAAAAACCCGGCATAAAGCCGGGTTAATTTATTAAGTAAAATTTAGTCTCTTACTATAGAGTATCTAAACCATTTATACTAATTGTACCATAGAATTCTGGACGTACCATTTTCTTAGCATAACGAGTTAATAGGCCTTTTCTTGGAGTAAAGGTATTTGGATCGTATACTAATGGAGTCATAATTAATGGAATATATGGAGCAAATACGGCACCAGCTTCTAAGAACTGAGATCCTCTAAATCCTAATAGGATTTGGTTTTCCTTCATATATGGGTTTTTATAAACTTTCTGACGACTGTTTATTGTACCTACTTTCTGTACACCAAAAGCGTAAGTAGCTTTAGAAACATCACCATCTGAGTCTGCAGCAAATCCTGGAATAGATTCTAGGATAGTTCCTACAGATGGAGAACATACTAGGAAGTTTGCACCACCTCTTAATGTTCTTTGGTGAATGATATTACTTAGTTTTTGGATTTTAGTTCCTAATGTTTGGAACCATTGTCCTTGACTATTGTAAAAGTTTAGATCTGTTATTACACCAGTAGTACCATTATCAGCAATAGCTCTGTTATTTACAGCAGACCATACTTCATTTCCAGCAGCAGCGCTTTCTAATAACATATCTAAAATCTCTAAGTCAATTTCTAGTGAAATGTACTCACTTAAGATAGATGTTAATTCAGCTTCAGCATCTAATGCATGATATGCATTTAAATCCTGTGCAAATTCTGGCGTCCATACAGCTTTCAATTTTCTAGTTTTAGCAACGATAGCAGATGATTTCATCTGTACATTGATTTCTGGAATTTGAATTGGAGTATTATTTCCGTTGATAGCATTGTTTCCATCTTCGAAATCACCTCTATATTGATCAGTTGGTTGTAATTGGTATTTTACTTTTACAGCACCACCAGCAGTAACATTTGCTTCTAATACAATAAAGTATACGTTAGTACTATCATCAGTTGTATATGCTGGTACAGATACTACAGTATCTGCAGAACCAGTAACTAATGAAAATCCTCTAACTCCTGCAAAATCTCCTACAGGTAAAGCTGTTTTTTGTACTTGGAATTTTAGATAATTACCAGCTGCTACGGAAGCAGAAATTGATGAATCAAATCTAACATCTGACCAGTCAGCTGATGCTGAAGCGTATCCAGCAGCTTGTGAAGATGTATTATTGATAGAATATCCAAAACGTCCAGCTCCATATAATCCACCATCAGCTGTGTTACCGAAAGGATCTGTTGATCCATCAGCAGCAGCATCACCATATAATGAAGAACCTGCAGAGAATGGAGTTTTATCAGTTCCATATTGGAAATCTAAGAAAAATACTAGACCTGAAGGTAAGTTCATTGGTTGTACTGATACGAATTCTTGAGCAGCAATTTGTCCAAATACTTTACGTACTAATGGAAGAGCTACACCAGCCCATTGTCCACCAATACCCGCAGTAAAGTTACCTTGTGAAGCAGCACCTCCACCAGTTTGTGAACTTTCTACTACAAGTTGTTTTGCTTGGTTTTCTAGAATCATTCCCATGTTGCTTTTTGAAGCACCACCTAAACCTTCTAACAAACCTGTTTTTTCCCACTTACCAGATAATCTGGCTGCATCACTCTGTACTGAGTGGTAGGGATTTGCACTTTCTAATAAAGTTTGTAAACTCATGATTTGAATTTTTTAAATTAATTTTATTTTTTTAGTTTTTAATTATTCCAGCTAATTGTTGCATACGAGCAAATGCTGCATTTTCAACGATTGGCTGTTTAGCTGTAGGAGCAATTCCCATAGCTTTTGAAGCGCTACCTTTTACTTCATTAATTGATGGTTTTGTCATTTTAGATGACATACCTTCGTTTAATGTTTCAAAAATAACTTTTGCTTCTTTTACTGTTGCCGCTTTATCAAAAGCTTTTAACACTTTAACTTTTTTGTCTTCCGACAAATTCTTTGATTTAAAGATTTTATTAGTGTAAAGTAATTTAGCGTTTAAAAGATTAACTTCCTGTAGTTCAACTTTAAGAGCATTGATTTCTTCAATAGCTTCTTTAAATCTCATTTTTTCAGTTTCTTTTTCGGTTTTAGAATCGTCTTTGTCTCCATCCTCGTTTCCAACACCTTTTTCACCTTTTACTTTTTCATCTAATTCTTCTTTTTTCTCATTAATAGAATAAGCTGCTGTTGATTGTCCAACCTTTTTAGGATCTAGATCTACTTTACTAGCTCCTCTTGTAGGGTTGTTTTTATCATTCCAACTAACTTCATCCATTTCCATGATTTCTTCTTCATCTTCCACTTCGATATCAACTTCTACTTCTGACTCTTCGTCATCTATTTCCGCTTCTTCTCCTGCTTCTAATTCACCAGCTTCAACCATGTCTTTAATTACATCTTCGATAAAGGATTTAAGATCATCTTCTGACATTTCTTCAAGGTCAATTTCCTCGTCGTCTATATCATCTTCCATATCTTCTTTCTCGTCTTTTTCTCCGTCTAAGTAGCCTTCTTCTTCAGCATCAGTACGTTCGTCCTCTTTCAAGTCCTCTTTTTCGTCTTTAATACCGTCTTTGTAGCCTTCTTCTTCAGCGTCTGTACGAGCGTTTTCATCCAATTCGAGTTCTGCAAGTAACTCATCAAGATTAATTTCTTCAATCTCTTTTTTTTCAACTTTTTCTTCTTTTACTTCATCTTCATCTTTACCTTCATCTAATTCAGTTGAAATTTCTTCAGTTGTAACATCATCTTCTTCATACTTATCGTATCCTTCATCGATGTCTTCATCTTTGTCCATTTCTTCTAATTTAGCTGATAGCATAGATTTCAAATGTGGAGTAAAAGCTTCTTCCAAAGCTGATTTAGCGTTTGCTATTGCAGTTTCTTTTACCGCTTTAGCATCAGCAATTGCTTCTTTAAGCAAATCTCTGTTGTTTGACATATCGCAAAATTTAAATTTGTGAAATACGGTTATTAGGAACCGTAATAGGGATTATTTTATTTTTGACACCATATAAGAGATGGTGTATTATGATCATACATATATGGAAATATTTTAAGATACAAAAAACCCTCAAAAAGAGGGCTTAGGTTAAAATTAACTAATTTTAAAAGTATTAAGTTATAGGACATGAACCTTTAGAGCAAAGGATCTCATGTAATACTTTACTTACATTTGTATAATTATAAGTAACTGTATTTTTACCTTCATTTAAAGTATGCATATAAGAACCAGGATTAGAGGGTGTTGAAACAAAATCCCAACATAATAATTCGAAATCATCTTGTACTTCCATTACACCATTTCTATCTTCTAAAGAACCCATACCACGAGATGAAACACCTACTGTTACACCTGCTTTAACTAACTCTTTAAGTATATTTCCTGATGGGGTAGGTAAAATTTCTATCTTACCCATTACATTATCTCCATCCCACCAGTATTCTGATATTAAATGAGATACATTTTGTAAATTAATTACTGAGGATTCTGGGTGGTCAAGTTCGCCCATTGAGCGTCTTTCTTTAATTATTTCTCCATATTTTTCCATTTCTCTATTCCATAGATCTTTAGAATAATATCTACCATTACCATTTTTTACTTCAGCCGTAGCTAAAACACCTTCAACCATTAAATTACCCGTTTCTTTATTAACATTTTCTGTTAATTGGAGGGGGTTGATTTTAAATGTATTTGTTTCTATTAAAAGTGCTTTGCTCATATTATACTTCTTCAGTAGTTTCTACCTCATCTACCATTTCTTTTTTAGCATATTTTTTACCACAAGATTTTTCATAGATTTTTTCCATTTTTATTTTNTTTCTTTCTAAATCTTTGATTTCTCTCTGCATTTGTTTCATTTTCGTCTTGTCAATTAACTCACTAAGATTTTCATCTTCATTAATTGAAGCAACTCTATCTAATTTTTCTTGAATATATTCGTGTAAATAATCTAGTTGAGCTTCTAATTTTACAGCTTCTGCCTCTTTACCTATTTCTGCTAATTTACTATCTATTGATTCCTTTTTGGGTTTTTTTGCTTTTTTATCTTTAAGAGCTTTTTCCATTGACTCTTCTTTATCACCATCTTTATCTACATCTGGGTAATCAGGTCTTGCTTCCTCTTCTATACCAGCATTTGCTTGAGATGATTTTATTGCTAATTCTGTAGCATCTATAGTTGATTCTCCCATTAAGGATTCTTTTACTACTTTTAGTTTTTCTGAGTATCCACTAGATGCATATTTACCTGTTACTTCTTCTAATTCTGTTTCTTGGTATCCTAAACCTTCAACCCCAAAAGCAGCATTTTTCATATAATACTGACGGTCTTTAGCTAAATTTTTTCCTACAATTTCTTTAATTTCTTCAATTGTTTTATCAGGGTTTTGTTTAGCTTCAAAATAAACACCATTTTGTACTTCTTGTCCAATTTGGTTATCTAAATTATTTTGATTTTTATAATCAAAATTATGATCTTCTATTTCTTCTACAGTTTTAGCTACTTTTTTAGAATCAACTTTTACAGCTTCATCTTCTTTTGCTTTTTTAGTTTCTTCAGCTAAATATTCTGCGTATTTAATTTCATAGTTAGTTTTAGGAGTAGCTTCTATTTGGTTGATAGGTTTAAGATCAACATATCCTAAATTTTCAGTAATTAATTTTTCTGTTAATTCCTTGTGTAATTGTTCTGGTGATTTCATAATTATATTATATTATTGTAATAATGTTTCTATATCGTTAAAATAATCGTTTATCATATCCGTTCCTACTACAACAGCAAAACTTTCTGGATTATCTCTGTAATATTTTATTGTTTCTATTTTAGCTAGTTTGATTGATTTTTTAATATCTTCAAATCTATTTTCTAATTTATCAAAAGCTTCTATACGTTCCTCGTGGAATTTAGATACTTTATCTTTGTTTTCCTTTATATTATGGTTATACATATTAAAAAAGCTTTTTAACTTCAAGCCCCGACCCTTTTTGCACATACGTACCATCTTTTGTTTTGGGAACTAGTTTGTATTTAAATTGTTTTACATATGCATTATCTTTAACTCCATCTTCTGTTGCCTTAGGCCCTGGACCTAATGTTGCGCCTACATTTTCTTTTGCTAGAGTATATCCTAATGCAGTATATGCTTTATCATTAGGTTTTTGTCCTTTTTTTCTAAAAGCATAAGGTGTTAAATAAGGTCCTGCTCCCCCAGAAGTAGATATTTCATCAACTTCCCCTTCCATAGTCATTCTTTTATATTCGTCTGGGTATTCATTACGAAGGTGTTTTCTAATTTTATTTCTTAATAATTTAGCTTCTTCGTATATTTTTCTAAATTCTTCGTCTGATTTAGTTTTTGTATAAACTCCTTTAGCTGTTGAGACTAATTCTTCAACATCATCATTTAATTTATCAAATGCAGGCAAATCAACTACTTTCCAACCTACTTGACCTGTTGTATCATCAATGGAATTAACTACAAATTTAGTATCCCCATCTTTAGAATAAGATACATCACCAATTTTATAACCACCTGTTTTAGCTAAATTAGGGGCTGGTGCTTCTTTAAGTTTGTATTTATAGGCCATTTGCTATTTTTATTTCTTTTACTAATTCATAATATTGTAGTAGATCAACTAAATTATCATTATTAACTTTAGAAGTTTTATTTAATTCTACTAAATATTTAGCTACTTCCGTAATTTTAATTTGGATAACTTTATCTTTAACATTTTTAGCTTCAATATTTAAAGTATTTTTTAACTCATTTATTTTAGTATTATAAAAATTTCTTAGGCCTGGGGTAGAATCCACAGCATTAATAAATTCTTTAAGTACTTGTTTTTGATCAATAGATAAATTATCATATTTATTATTAAATTTTTCTAGTAATACTTTATATGTAAGAATTCTTAAATCTTTATCATAAGTTTGAAATTCTTTTAAAATATCTTCTTTTACATTTTTAGTATTAATTTCTTTTTTAGTTAAATGTTCTAATAAAGATATTTTATTATCTATTAACTGTTGGGAATCACTAATTTCCTGGGAATTATATCCTTCAATTAAAGTATATAATGAGGCTAATTCTTTATAATTTTTAATTTTAGCACTAAAAAAAACATCTAAATTGTAATGTTTTTTAATCTCATTAATTAAATTATATTTTTGTTTCCTTAATAAAGTTCTATTAAATCTTTGGGAAGACTCTAAAATAGTAGATACTATCATATTTGCTCTTCCTTCCGTTAAAGTTTTAGATTTTAATATAGATTCATATAATTTGTATTCGCGACCCAATGTTGTTTTTACAAAGTGTTCTTTTAATATATCAATAGCGGGGGAATCTCCACCTTTTAAGGTATCAGCAGTAATTTGACGTACTAATAATTCAAATAGGATACCCGTATTTTTATACTTTGAGTGTTTTATTTTCATCAAAAAATATATTTATTTATAAATATGTAAAGTATTTTATTTCTTTAATTGGTTTTCATCTAATAATGAGGTATTATCCTTATCTTGTTCAAAGATTAATACTTTTTCATTCATTTTTTTAAAAATATCTTTATTTTTTAAATAAGATACTTGAGCATTTTCTAAAGCTAATCCTGATTTATTAGTATCAGTTCTACTATCTCTTGAATCATTTTTATCAGTATCTTTCATACGTTTTGTTCCTAATGGGTCTTTACCAAAATTGCTATCTTGTTTACCGTGGTTGGTAATACTATCTTTAGGACGACCTAATTTAGCATCTGAGTCGGTATCATAACCATCAGGAACACCCCCTGGATCGGAATACATTCTACCTTTACCATATAATGAAGCTAAATCATGAGGAGTACCATATGATTTGCCTGTTTCTACTGGGTCGTTACCTTCAGCTACTATTTGTGCATTTCTAAATTTACGTTTAGAATCTTGACGTATTAAGTCTCTATATTCATCATATTGGTCCTCAGATAAATGGAAAATATTATCATAAATCCAGTCAGAGGGTAATAAATTATTTTCTAACAGTGCTGTTGCTAGCTCTGTTTTAGATTTCATTAATTCTACTTTTTCTTGTTCGAATATGATAGATGGGGTTTGCATTGATAATTCAAAATTAGTCAGTGCTTCATCTCTATACCCTTGAGAATATAAATGAACAAGTGCTATTTTATTAAGTTCTGAGACTAGTATTCTTTGTAAGCGTTCAATAGTACGCGCAAATCTAATGTCTTCAGCAGCTAATGTTGCTTTACCTTCCGTAGTTTCATCATATCCTAAAAATGCTTTAGGGATTTTAAGAGCTGCAAATAATTTATCTCTTAAATATTCAACATCTTGAATACCGTCATAATCTAAACCTTTTGTAGTTTCAATTTTTGTTGTTTGATCATTTCCACGAATTGGGATATAAAAATCCTCCATCATGTTTTGCATGTTATATTTTAAATTATATTCCCCTGTTTTTTCATCCATCATAGGAGTACGCTTCATGTTTGTAATTGTTTTCTGCATGAAAGCATCTATTTCATTTGGAGGTATGCCACCAACATTCATATAAAAAATACGTTTTTCAGGAGCACGTGCAATTCTATGAATTAACATAGCATCTTCCATTAACGTATATTGTTTAAATAATTTTCTAGCTGGTTCAATATATGAACGACCATAAGGTAAATAGTTAACATCACCTATTAATCTAAAATGAGCCATTTCATAATTTTCAAAATAAATACCAGGAGAATTATCAGAACTAGCTCCAGGAACATTATACATCCCTGAATTAGAGTTTACCATACCATCTGGAGAGTACCTATATCTAATTTCTGCTGGGTTTTTAGGGTTAAATCCTTCTTGTCTTTCTATATGGTAAGCAGTATAAGGAATTACATTATATACCCCATATTTTTCAGATATTTCTAGTTTTAAGAAAAAATCTCCATATTTAGACATTTGTCTAACCCATGACCATAAATTAAATTCAATATTTAAAATGTCATAAAATAAATTATAAAGTATTTTTTGAATATCTTCATTTGAAGAACGAATAGATAATACTTCACCCATATCATTTTTAAGTGTTGATTCATCAGCTATAATATCTAATGCTGAAGCAATAATAGCATCAGTATCCATTACATCATATTCGGAGTATAATTGTGGTCTAAGATATTGATAATTAAAATTAAATTGTGCCCCATATAAAGATGAGGGGTTGTTTACAAATATTCTATTATATCTATCTATTAATGAATTAGTTTGTAACCCACCATTTTGTTGTATAGTACTACTATCAATTACTTTTATTTCATTACCCCCAGTATTACGTATAATTACGTCTGTTGAAAATAATCTTTGTAGTCTACTAAATAAGCCTTTATCTGCCATTGTATATAGTTATTGTTATAAATATTAATTATAGAAGCCAACTAATGTCTTCTTTACCTCCATCTGTATCTATATGGTAAGGATTATCATTACCACTAGCAAAATATCCTCCTTGATACGATGTTCTATTTACTTTTATATTGTTTAGTGCTTTTCTAGTTACATCTAAACCTCGTTGCCTTAATTTTAATGCTGTATCTCTAATATACATTGCAATACCAAAAGCCATAACCAAATCATCATTATATCCTGTTTGTGCTTCTGCTCTACCATTTTTCCAAATAAACACTTTCATTTCTTCTACTAATCTTCTTGATTGTATTGTTACCCCTTTATCTGCTATATATTCTTGAAATTTACCTATTACCATAGGTCGTGTTCTAGATGACATAGTAAAACCAGCAACCATTTTGGAGTGGTCTTGATATCTATCAAAATACGAATTAGCATTGGAGGAGTCACTCTTTTGTGAATAATAAAGATTAGGATATGATCTATCTATAGCTACTTGAATTGTAGCCCAGCCAATATTTGCATTTTCTATAATAAGCATTGCTTCATTGTATTCAGTAGCTAAACCTACTAATAAATGTCCAAATTCTTTTGTACCTAATTGTCCTTTATATTCAGCTACTTGTACATTATTTTCAACATCCATTACATGACAAGTAGAAAAATCTTTTCCATCCCCACGAGCAACATCAGCTACAACCATATAATCTCTACTGTAATCAGGAGATTCCCAAACCCATAAATTTTGATCAGCACCTCTTCTTTCCATTGGTTCTTTAATATGGGATTTTTCATAAAATTCTAAATATTCATTATAAAATACAATATCACCCGATGTGCTAAAATCACAATCACATTCCTGAGCAGCTAATCTAGGATCACCTAATAAAGCATCTTGTGAATTTCTCCATGTTTGGTCTCTTTCTGGGTGTACATACCATGGTAATTTGATTGGTAAAAAATCATTTTCTCCTGCTTCAGCTTTAACCCATGTTTGATGAAACCAATTACCAGTACCATAAGGTGTTGATAACACAATAGCACCACCACCCGTTGCTAATGTTTGTTGTGCAGAAGCCCATGTTTCTGCAATATTATCAATAAAAGCTGCTTCATCAATTATTAACAATGATACTGCTTCTGAACGTGCAGCATCAGCGTTTGAAGATTTTGCTTGTACTTTTGAACCATTAGTAAACCTAAGTGATAATTTGTTATTTTCTGCAGAATCTACTTTAAGCCATGAAGGTAAATTTTCCCACATAAATTGTACTTTTGTTACTAAGTTTCTTGCAGTTGCCTGTGTGGTTGCTAAAGCTAATATATTTTTGTCTTTATGAAAGGTCATTAACCAAAGAGAGTAACCCGATACTAAAGTTGATATACCTAATTGTCTAGATTTTAGTATAGCGCTATAGTCATTTTCTTGAAATAACGTTAATACTTTTTCTTGAAATGGGTACAAATTGAATTGTATGCGACCACGTTGTGGGTGTTGTATATAACAGTATTTACGCATAAAATGTACTGGGTTTTTAGCACATTTTAAATATTCTTGACGTATTACTTTTTTTAAGTCTGACATATATTATTTTAATAAGAATATTACTCCTATAACAGCTACTATACCAGCTCCTCCCATTAATTTAGTTTTAGCTTTTTGTTTTTTTAAATCTAATTGAAGTCTTTTAGATAATTCTTGTGAGATAGATAATTGATCAGTTTTAGTAACCATTATAGATTCAAAATTCCCTAATTGAGAATTAAGATTAAAAATAATACTATCTTTTAAAACAACTTTTTGTTCTAATAATTTTATTTTACCCAAACTAAGTGACAATTCCTGTTTAGCACCATCACCTGTTATTAAATCTTTAATTACTAATTTTACTATCGGTTTTTTTAACTGAATCGAGGTACTGTCCGTAACGCTCTGTGAAAAACCTTTCAAGCTCATTATCATCAAAAGAATCAACAGCATTAACTTTTTCATTTACTTTCCATTTTAAAGTTCTTATCCTATTATCTTTAACATCAATTTGTTGGTCTAATTTTACTATCTGACCATTTAATGTATCGATTTTAAAAGTCAATTCGTCATTTATATGATGTAATGAATCAACTTTTTGTTCTAATGCTACTATTTTTGCATTATAATCTTCGGTATAATCTTCTTCATTAGATAGTAATAACCAAGCTATAATAACTAGTAAAATAACAATCTTTAATGAATACAAAAACCTTTCGTTAAATTTCATTTTTATTTATCTAAAATGCTCTCTAACTCTTTTTTTAATTTAGTTTTATCTTTTAAGATTTTAACTAACTTTTCTTTTTCTTCACCTTCAGCTTTAGAATACTTTTTAGCTAATGACTT